GTAAGACATGAAAGAATCGGTCGGTATATCTATCAATGGAACGGGAGGCGGCTTCACACATTTTACGAAGCATGGTATCATCCGTTGTGCCCGTTATGCCGAGAACTTCCTTAATATCCGCAATTGAAGCATAAGTTCCAAAGCCCATGATTTACTCTCCTAACGTTCAGGCCAACCGCAAAAACGGCAATGTAAACCCTTCTGGGGGTGCTCCTCTAATGGAGCCGAACAAATGGGGCATTCCGTCATTTTTTCCGGCGCTTGCTCTTTGGTCTCTTTTATCATCGCTAAAATCTCATCGCCTGCTGCCATTATTCAAACCATTCCTTTTCAGATTCGTATATTGCGTAATGCTCCGTAGCAGTTAGAGCCCTTGACCATGCCCTCGGCCTGTGTAAGTGTCCCGTCCAGTAGTTGGAATCCTTAGTAAATCTAATCCCGATTACCAAATCATCCACGGCATCGGTTGCAGGGTCTAGCAAGCCACTTGCTGTACAAATTGTTGTAACGGGTTGGCCGTTCATGTAATGCTGGGCTGTCCCTCCGATTCTGCTTAATCCGAATAACCGCCATTCGCCATCACGGAGCCAATCCCCTGAATAGCAACCTGTCCTATTGGTAGCCCCGCCAGCATGATGATGCCTTAGTGTTATAAGGTTGGTCGGGTCGTAGTAGTAGAGTTCCCAGCCCCTCACATCAACGGCATATCTGCCCATGATAATCATGCTGTCATCTGACCAGAAGCCGGGGTTTATCCAGACTGCTAGGCTGTAATCACCACTGGTAAAGTTGAGGGCTGTCGTATCTGCCGAAGGTGCATCGAGATAGCGGGACATAAGTTCATGGAGGTTCAGGCCATAATGACCGGCAGCCAAGGCATCCCAAAGTATCCCGCCGTGTAGAGTGGCCACAATATGATTCTTGGATTCGTCATGGGTAATAGAACCCGTTGCCTCCAGCATAGAGAGGTCGAGTTGAATATCGGTATTAATGGGTAAGCTATCGTAATATGTGCTAGGCATTACATTTCGTAAAACACTTCCCATGGATAAGCCCGGTTAGCGCCTGCTGTTTTCTCTATGGTTACACTGACCCCGAATCTATTGGGGTCAAGGTCAATGCTAAGTAATTCGGGTGAGATTAAACCGGCATAGGTTGTTTCGTTTTGCAGGATACGCGCCGGTACCCCAGCCGCCTCCTGATAGTATGTTCTCAATATAATAGTCTCTCCTGCTGTGTGCGCAGAGCAGTTAATCTTGAAGCAAATCGGGTTGAATATACCGAGCGGGGTAGCATTGATGTAGACATCCTGCTCTGTCCCATCCGTCGTTACCGTCCCCCCTGTTTCCGTTAAGGTGGGAATCCCGGCAGTCACCGCGCTCACTAGAGCTAAATTAGTTATCAGGGTATTGGTATTCTCTAATATCTCTGCTTCGTCCCCGAATATCTTTGTCAATTACTCAACCTCGCATCAATAGTGCCGACAGTAAAGTCACCCGCCTTCACGCCTACCCGATAGCAGACATTGCGCTCAGGCTCAAGCCCGTATTCCTGTGTATTCTCTGTCCAGGTATCCACATCGAACCATGTAGCCCCATTATCGAAAGACCTCTGAACCGTTACCGTAGCAGTCCAAGTCCCCGAAAGCGATAGATTGAAATACCCTGTCAGGAAAACCAGGTCAGTGTATTGATTCGCCGCCGTTATCGCCCTTGTCACTATCATCGAAATATTGCTCCCCCTCTGTTAGTGTGTGGAATATAGAATGGAAATGAGAATGGAAGCCCCCCATCTGGACATAGTATTGCTTGTCGGGAATCAGCCACCTCAACAGTATTCTCTTTAACCAGTTCATATTCTTACCTCAGCCAGGAACGGCAGGGGCGGCCTCGCAGTCGTTTGCTTTACCCAATCTAATTTGAAAATATCCCGCACGTCTGCTTTTACCCCTGCCGTTTACTGACCTTAACGAGCTAGTAGCCGACTCATCGTATTGCTCTGCAGCTGCTCACGATGCCATTACTCTTCCGTCTGCTACAGTACAGTGGTGTAACCCGCATCTACCCCGGCCTCACAGCAACAGGGTCGCTCGTTTATTTACGCTGCTACAACTACCAGAGATTTAGGCGAAAGTGGCTTGAAAACCATATACCACTTGATATTACCCGTATTCGCTGCGCTGAATGTTGCCTGTAATGTGCCTGGAGTCAGTAACCAGGGGAGCATCAAAGCGGGGATAATAACGGAGCCGGCCGTAACAGGCGTAAACACCCCCAATGCGGTATTGTCAATATAATAAGTTGTTCCTACCGTATCATCCGTAATTGCCACCGCCGTTGATAGTGCGATATCAGCAGCAGGGTCAGCACAGGCGTGTTGAATCGTACAGGTCGCTACATTTGCACCGATTACAGTAGTTACCATCCCATAAAAGTGAGTGACAAGAATTGGCGCACCTGAAATAGTAAACAGGTCATCATCGCCGTTCGGGACAGAACCGTCTGCCTTCTCGATGCAATGCTCTAATAGATAGGCTTCGTTAAAAACTGTCATAGTTACCTCCTAATATAAAGGGGGAGGTGGGGTTGCCACCTCCCCCTAAGGGGGGATGATGCCTGGCCATCACTGACCAGCTACCATCCTAGACGGCATCAATGTAGGCACCATCGTCAATGGGTACATAGAACAGTACCCAGCGCCATCCACCATTAGTTGCTGTAGCAACCAGGCCGATTACGCCATCATTCAAGACAATGCCTTTGCCGCTTGTTGACCCTAGTACATTTACAGCTACATGGCCTCCAAGCGGGCCAGTAGCAGGCGCACCGACAACCACCGCAACATCCCCTACCACTGAGGCAGTACCGAGGTCGGTTGTTGCCGTGATAGCAGAATTCGCACCGGTAGCAGCATCGGGATTGAACTCAAAAGACATTGTATTAGCTACGCCGCCATGAGTCGTAGTGCATACCCCGAGCAACCCCGTCACCAAACAAAGCCCATGCACATCGAACATGGGAGCGCCCGGAGTTGCCGTTGTAGTTATTACCTCTGCAGCACGGTCAACCTTTTTGCCAATGTATAGGTCTCGTAATGCTTTACCCTGCATTAAATTAGCCATAGTTAAACCTCCATGTTTTTATTTACCGAGTACAGAGACGGTCTTACGTTCCGCCTCTATCTGAGGATAAGTCCCGTCATATGCCCGCACTTAGGACAATGAGAGGTAAAAGTCTCATACCCACAATGAGGGCATTTCCTGGTCGGGGCTACTCTTACCATCTTGTCTTTTGGGGGAGAGGGGGGAGCTTTAGCGACTCCCCCCTTCCTTTGTTTTCTACTCTTTGGAATAGTCATTTACCACCTAAACGGTAGAAGTTGGCATAACGTTCTGGGCGTATCTGGGCTCGGATAGGATGTAGACTAGTGTCACAAAACCAGCTGTACCAGCGTTGCTAAGGACAAGAGTCGCATACTGATACTGTACACCTGCTACCAGCAAATCATCGGCATCCCACTCGAAAACATACATACCTGATTTGATGTATGCCTCTGTCAGAGCAAGCGACGCTGAAGTAGCAGGTGTACTAAGGGTATCGGAAAGAGCCGCAGCCATAGTATCTACTGAGATATGTCTATAGGTGAAAGTTATAGCTGCATCCGTTGCCGCCAAAGTCGCCCCACCATAGATAGTTACGACACCAGCACCAGCCACAGCAGCATCACCCATCATAATTGCCGTGACATGGTTGTATTTTGCCATATTTACAGAATCCGCCGTGAAGCCATCATCGTAACTAGCGGCTACTGGTATATTGGCGGGGACTATCAAGTTTTCTTGTGTGAATCTTGCACTCATTTTCTTACCTCCTATGTTCCTTTTAGTTTATGTCCTGGTCGAGTTGAGTACGATAAACGGGCTGAGAGTGTTCGTGCCCCTTCTCGGGGTCAATGGTGTAAGCCAGGTCGGCTGCCCGTCATATCTCAGGACAAAGCGGAACGCCGTTTTGTCATAGACAAACCCGACATGAATCGACATAGCCGTTTTGGTTCCGCCCCTCTGCCCGATGGCATACTGGCTGAAGTCGCAAAGGGCTATGTCCCCTGCTGTTCCTAAAGCCTGGCACTTCTCGGTGAAGATTAGTGGCCGTCCCATCAATGATTGATAAGGTGAACCACTCATCCCACCAGCAGGCAACCAGACCGGAACTCCACCAGCACCAACCGCCATAGCCATTCCAAATAGTTGCGAGAAGGTTTCAATGTTGGCTACCCAGACTGCGTTCTTCTGGCCTGATGGATATAGCTGTTGCCACATATCCCGGATATTCTCAGCGATTATGGTATTGGCGCCCTGCCCGCCGATAGCAGCAACAGTGATAAGGGAGGGGTTACCCGCATTAAGCGCACCGAGAGCCATATTCACGCCGGTTCCATTCAGGTAGTCATCATCCTCAACAAAGGCGATGGCCTGGCCGAACTTCCTCGACAATTCTGCCTCTAACGCAACTACCGAATCCTCGAGCAGCTCATCAGAGACATAGACAAGGCCAGTCAGCTTATGGAGGGTCAACGCTACCTGTGCATAGGTCGGTTTTGATACGGTCTTTGCAGCCAGCTCAGCAGTCCTGTAGATGGTAATCCCGCCAAAGTAGCTGGCAGAATGATCAGCGTCCACGTCAGCGGCAAAGGTTAGCCGGTTGGACTTCATCGGGTAAACTCTTGCCCGGGGCTTGACAATGGAAGCCTCAAGGGATTCCTTGTCTATCTTGCCCCCGAACTCCGCAGGGACT